TGGAGGGACTCGAACCCACAACACGCGGAGTTTGAAGCCGCTGCCTCTACCAGTTGGACTACACGGGCATATAGGCATATAAGAGCGAACCTTATATTTCAATGTCTTTGCGACCACGAAGATCCTAACGCAGACAACCTATTTTTTGGTGCCCTAGGAGGGATTCGAACCCCCACTACACAGATTCTAAGTCTGTAGACTCTACCAGTTGGTCTACTAGGGCAAACATGGCGACCGTGATGGGGATCGAACCCACCTAGACTTGTTGGACAGACAAGTGGTCTCACCAGAAACCGACACGGCCATAAACTCCATTCAAAGAAACATCGGCTATCTAACTTTCAATGCCACTCATAAGTTTTCCTAGGAACTTACAGTATGGAAAGTCTAGCAGGCTTTACGATCACCCACGCTCCGATGTTTCCGTGAATAGAGGGATGGATGGAGCCATCCACTCTAAACAAAGATATTCAATTGTCAAATAGCGGCATAAAAAAACCCAGACACTTTGGTCTGGGTTCTTGTTTCGTTATGTAAGCCTGAGGCCTACATTACAAGAACCCTACGCATGAGTACGCATTCGGCGTACCACTGCGAAACTGTATGATTGATTGTTGGTCGTTTTGTTTGTTCTGTCATCATACTTCTATTTATATCACCTTTTTTCAGGATTGGCAACATCTGCCAACTTTTTTTCTTCTATATACTTTTCTTCGAGATATCGTCTAAGCAAGACGCGCATTTCACGGATTTCATTGATGGCATCATTCACGGTTGTTGCATGAATATATTCACTACGATCATGCAACAGATCGTAAACTTTTTCCAATCTCGCGATGATGTCCATCAGACACGCTCCAAGATTGGCTTACCAACGATTCCGTTATGAAACGAAAGATTGCGAATCCAAGAAAATGCAGCCTTCATCTCGTTGAAGACAATCGACTTGGTTTCCAAGTATCCATCTTTCGTTCTGTAGTCGTAAGTCACTCTGACCATTTCCGTTTCCTCATCATCATATAAGGTATTATAGACGATCTGGTATGCTTTGTCAAGATGGTAGGAGTGCTAGGATTCGAACCTAGTCAAGAACACCCATCTAGTGCTAAAGGCTTTATAAGAGCCTCCCGTGTACCAACACCCACTCCCAAATTCGACTGAGCCTCACGTACTTGGCTCGAACGTCTTCTGGCATTGCGACACTGTTCATTGTAACGTGTATCCAGATAGAACTATGGTGCGCGAGGAGGGATTTGAACCCCCGATAAGACCGTTATGAGCGGCCGGCTTTAACCACTAAGCTACTCGCGCAAAACTTTTGGTACCCACGGTCGGATTCGAACCGACACTTTGGAGATTTTAAGTCTCCTGACTCTGCCTGTTGGTCTACGTGGGCATGGCGATCACACAGGGACTCGAACCCCGAACCTACAGATTAGAAGTCTGTTGCTCTATCCTGTTGAGCTATGTGACCATTTCTTGATTATTTGTGTATTATATAGGACACTTTTTTATTTGTCAAGCCACTCGCCACTCAATATCATCATCAGTTTCGATGGACTCAAGCCCATCATACTCATCGATACGATACAGAGTACCCTTCGGTAGTTCCACAACTACTAGTCTAGCGGCAAAACCATTGGCCTTTTCACCAAGTTCTTCTACAACTTCGACAAGCACAGGATCGGTGCGATCAAAATCGCCGTCATACAAAGAATACTTGCGATAGAAGTCGTCATCAATCGTAGCCATGAGCGACGGATCAGCCGTGAAATACTGCTTGAACATATCGGACTCGTATTGCTTACGCACAAAGAAAGGCAAACCCTTCTTCTCAGCATACAAACGCATTGCTGCTTCAGACAAGCCGAAACCACCGAAGCACTTGTTGATCACAACCTTAGTCATCACTCATTCTCCTTGATCACATGCCACACCAAAGCACCATCAGCCTCAAAGACTGTGCCGACATAGGTGCCATCATATCCCATACCAGTACCAGTATATTTTACTTTGCAAGGCGGAAGATTTTCACCCTGTTCTGCCCATACAAAAATCTCTCCATGCTGCATACCAACATGAACGATGCGCCCATGAACAATACAATCAGAATACGGTGTTACTGGACCATACTTGTAGATCGTTTTCATGTTTAGAATACTCCAAAAATTTTAGCGCCGATCAGGCCTACACCAGCAACGACGATCAGTTTATAAGGCATCAAAAGATACCAGTAGATTTGCTTATCAGTCATTCTGTATTCCTCTCAGTACCTGGATAGCATCATATACACGCTCATTAGTCATGTCAATAGCCATTTGCTCTGCATCCATTCTACCAACACGAAGACCAGCAATAAATGCGGCGTGCATAGCCTTCTCAGTATAAAATACCTTATCATCTATCTTTACATAATCATAACCATTCTTCTGAAGAACTTCTCCAGCATAGTAAGTCATGTGTATATCAAGTTGTGTATATTTCTGATCTAGCACATTACCATACTTGGTCCAGAGACGATTACGAAGCCCATCGATAACCTTGAGAACGTCCATCACTTCACCTGTTCTGTTATACCAAGGATAGCTGCTACTTCTGGAACAGCCTTAGCTACTTCAAGAACCGTATAGAATGCAGCAACACGTTAACGCATATAAAAACAACTAAGTATATTCTCGTTTTTCCAAGGGTTATGATCTATCTCCTTATGCATTTTCAAGGATTTTGGAAGCAATATCTTCGTTGTCGATAAGTTCGCTCAGATCATCGAGGATGCCATCCATTGAGAAATATCCGTTGCCACAATGATGTTTTTCAACAATCTGCTTCAGGCGATACGACATGTCTGCCGTGAAATCAACATGAGTAAGAGCAGAAGTCAGAAGGCTACGATACATTTCATAGGCATAGTCGGTCATATCACTTCTCCTAGAAGCTCATTCCACGGCGATAATCTTCAGCCCAAGAAGCATTCGCTCGTTGTTCTTCACACTTTGCCAACTTATCTTCAAGTTGTGCAATCTTTTCTTCAAGAGCATCGAAACGCTCCGCCAGATGTTCGGCTACTCTTTCATGACCCCAAGGATCGCCATGGATATCGCAGCGGACTTCTTCTTCGATCAGCAGCTTGATTGCTTCGTAGTTCGTCAACATATCACACCTCTCAATCAAAGACCCACTTGTCCAGCTCATCACGTTCGTCTGGTGTAAACTCTTCTTCTTCGCACACGAAACCCCAGCCACCACAGGTGACGCAAGTTTCACGGTAGTACTCGCCTGTGCCATCACACATCATGCACTTGAACTGGGTCTTGCCAACTCTGCCGTATGCGTCCTGGAAAAACTCGGTCATCACCAGTACCCCTTGAAGCAGCCGTAAGAGAACACACCGAATGCTAGAGCGGCACCCATAGCATAGGCGATCAGCGGACCGAACACAATGAGCATATCAGCGGTAGACATATCACACCTCTATCATAAGATCAAACTCTTCGGTGTTATAGTAACCAGCTTCAGGGTCATTTTCATTGACCCACTGGTCACAACCCATCCAGCTTGTAGCCTCTTCAGCCAGATATACATGCATCCAGCCTAGTTCTTCGTGTTTTGCAAAATACTTTCTCATTACTTCACCTTCACAGCTTCGATCTTTTCTTCAGCGCACATATACCAGTCGGGAGCGACGGTTGCAGTATTCTCAGCATTGACAGACTGAATACGTTGAAGGGCTTCTTCATAGGTATCATAGTCTTCAGTCCAACGCTCTTGACCCCAACCACGCTCAGATTCCATCAGATATACACGATATTTGAGATTGGTCATGACATTACCTTTCAAGAGAGGAGGAGTTCGAGTTCATTGCGAAGTTCTTCAATCTCACCGAAGAGACGGTTCGCTACCGTGTAATCTTCACGGTCGAGAGCCTTGGAATACTCAAGCTCAAGGTCAGAAAGAGTGTCACGGATCATCTGAAGTACCATGCTCAAGCTCCTGTCTCTCTTCATCATGGATACAGGATACAAGGTCCGTCGGTAGATACAAGCAAAAAAAGTGCGACAATGTGTCGCACCCTAAGTCATTGATTTTGCTTGATATGATCTTGGTCTAGTCCATAAACTTCTGTTCGAAGGCCTCGTTCAAGTCAGTCTTGAGAGGTACCTTACGCAACATGAACGTAGGTGTAAACCCATCAAAGGCTCCACCATTCTCATAAAAAGAGATCGCTTGCTGAGCTTCGTCTTCAAAGAAAAAGGTATCGATGATCTGTCTGGTGACATTTTCATATACACCCCAAATGAAATCATTCTCGGTTTCGATAACGGCGATGCTGTATTTCATTGACCTCTCCAATCACATTCAGGTAGACAAGTTACACGAGTAGGATGACAACCAGGCTTTGTGCAATAACGAGGTGGTGTTATTGCTTTCCAATCTACAGACTCATGTTTTGGAAACTCCTTCAGCTTACACCATTCTGAAATGAATGATCCATTCTCATATGTCTTACCATATTCCCACAAATCATTCTCATGAGTTTTCACATGTTCAATCATCTTCAGCCTTTTGGTACACAAGTGAGCTTATAGTTGTCCCAAGAATATCCTCGCTTCTTTTCTTCAATAACTTTCTTTGCGAAAACACACGCATCGTAGTTATTGAACTCTTGAAAGGTTACAGTCTGGCCGTTGCCACCTGCTCCTGCAAAGTATGATACAACGATTAGAACGTAGATCATTCTGTTACCACTCGCCTCCAGTCATTATTCTTAGACTTGATCCAAAGACGACCATCATTACCTACAGACATGGTAACTGACTTTGTATCATCCATTACGGTAAAAGTTGATGGAATACCTGCACTTAGATTCATACAAGCACCATCTACTTTCTTCGATCCATGAAGTGTCATTCTAACACCATCATCAAGAGGAGTTTCATCCATAGTTGCAGCACGAGCACCTTCAGCAGCAAGAGCCACTGGTGCGATAGGTAAAAACTTGAAAAATGTTCTACGGTTCATCACTTTTTCTCCCATCCGAGTTCCTGAACACAACGTTCAATAGTCTGACTGTAATAACGACATTGCTTATAGATGTTCATATCACGACCAGAACCGACGGCTGCTTCTATAACGAAACCGAAGAAAACACCAAGGGCGATTCCTAAAGAGAATGGCGCAAAAACATCAACAAAGTATCCTCTCATCAGTTCACCTTCAACTTCGAAAACTTATCACGAGTCATACTGTTAGACCTGTCCATAACTGGTGCATCTTGTCCGCTATCAACGATGTCCATTTGTGCCGACTGTTCAACATCATACAGCTTCATTTTAGCCCTGTCAATACCAATCACAAATCTTTTATTCACAGTAGGATCATTATATCTGTTCTTCAACTGTTTGACTTGGATTTGGTTCAACTGTTCCAGAGTTTCGTTTGTAATCAAGGCAAACATGAAGTCAGCCGTTGCAGGAAGACCAAAAGATTCTGAAGTATCTGTCAACTCAACATCTGAGTTTCCAAAACCAGAACGAGTCGTCTGTGTGGCTGACACGAGAGGAACTTCATACTCAACAGCAAGACCACGAAGTTCTTCAGCAATCGACTTAACATATGTATATGAGTTTACATTACCACCTGGCTTTATGCGAGCCGACATACAGATGTTGAGATAGTCAATGAAGATGATATCTGGCTTGAAAGACTTCTTTAGGTTCAGTTCGTTCAACAAAGCCTTGAAGTGGATTGTTGAAGCACCAGCGGTAGGATATTCTTTGATGATGAGTTTACCGTTTGTCTTCGACTTCAGACTCGCAGCCTTCTTCTCGTACATATCTTTCGACATGCTCATGAGATCATCGAAGGCCAGGTTCATGAGATTAGCATCGATACGCTTACCAACTTCTTCTTCAGCCAACTCAAGAGTGATATACAAAACATTCTTGCCCATATTCAGACAAGATGCGGCAACATGACACATAAACAAAGACTTACCGACACCTGTGCCAGCAAGAGCAATGTTCAGAGTTTTCTTTGGCAGACCTTCTCTGGTGATCTTGTTGAAGAAGTCAAGATCAAAAGCAATCCTTTCTTGAACCCTATGATAGTATTCATAACGATCATCGAAGCCTTCGAGATAATCATGACCAACGTTAGGATCAAAAGAGACAGATAAGGCATCAGACAACAGTTGTGGAATGGCACCCTTTGTGAGAGCACCATTCTTGTTATTCATAACTTCAATAGATGTCATGATTGCGTTGTAGATGGCCTTTTCTTGACAGAACTTCTCAGTACTATCAGTAAGCCAATCGATGTTGGTATCAACCTTATCATTGTGAATATCCTCAAGGTTTTTGAGGATATTCTTTACTTGGTCATCTTTCAATCCTGCGATACTATCGACTTCAATACGAAGAGCATCATAGGTAGGTTGATTGTTATACTTGAGAATGAAGTTCTTAATCTCTTTATAAAGAATCCTGTCTTCTTCTAGACTGAAGTACTCATCTTTAAGGAATGGTAGAACCTTGCGAGTGTAAGCCTCGTTTTTGATCAAGTTCTTCAATATCGTCTTTTCGATTTGCAACATCATTCTCCGCTAGTTCTAGAATAAGATGGTTCAGAATAATACCAATGTGATTAGTAAATCTTTGGTCGTTTCTCAGACTTGTTTCCGTATGATCACCCATTTCTAGAAGCTCATACTGAAATCTGAGAACCGCTTCTCCGTTATCCTTTTCATTCACACCAATACGAACATAGCGGTATATTACACCTTTATACGGTCCTGTCAATATCTCAACAGGTATAGTGTCACCTGCATCGGGTTTATAAAGGTCATCACGAAATCTAAAGTCTTGTTGCTCAATCATTCTCCAATCTCCTCAATCTCTTCTTCTGTATTAGGCTTGACACCTCCATACAGAAACTCTTTCTTACACGCTTCATCAATCAGATCGAGGATTTCTTTGGTAAAGTACTTTTCGGGGTTCTTCTTGATTTGGCTTTCAAAGGCCTTTTCACCGTTCAGAAACTCATATCTGGTCGAGACTTTCTTGATTATATCATGTTTCTCAGCAAGTTCAAGAAGGCCATAGTAAGTATCAAGTCCGTCAGCATAGTTGAGCCATGTTTCCACTCTCTTGTCTTCGATAGTAAGACGAGCCTTCTTTGAATGTGCCGTAATCACAGCACCAGTACGACCATCTTCATCGTCAAGTTGCTTATCTTTCTTCTTTGATAAGAAGATGATGGTAGAAGCGGCATACTCAAGACCAGAACCACCACCCATCTTCTTTGTCGGCACATATGCACCAACAACATCATATACGTGATTGGTTACGATAAGAGCAACTTGTGCCTTACCCAACTTCAAAGTAAGAACACGAAATGCACCGCGAACAAGTTGAGCGCGGGTCATATCTCTCGTATCTTTACCGTCAGCAATGTCAGTCATCTCTTTTTCAGTAGAAAGATTACCAAGAGAATCGAGAACAAAGATCATTGGTGGTCGATCAGACTTGCTCTTCTGTTCGAGATACTTATCGAGTATCTTCACTGCTTGTGTGCGAAACTCTTGAATAGTAGAAACAGGCATGATGGCGATACGCTTTGTATCAACGCCACGTTCTTCTAGCATTTGTTTAGAGATGGCAGACTCAGACTCAAAATAGAATACAAAACCCTTTGGGTTGTCAATGAGAAACTGCTTACAGATATTGATAGCATAGAATGTCTTGCCAGTGGAAGGCTCACCAGCAAACGCGGTCACTTTATTAGCGGGTAGACCACCATAGATAGACCCAGAAAGCAGAGCATTAAGACTATAGCTCCCAGTAGAGATAAGTCCAGTAACATCTCCCGCTTCCACACCTTCGTCGGCAATTGCGGCATATTCGTTTCCTGTTTCTTTGATTAGAGATGAAAATATATCGGTCATAAGAATCTCCTTATGTGGGTTGACCTAACCTTACAATATCGTCTTCTTGGACAATCTCGCCCTGTTGAACTTCGATTATGACTAGGTTACTGGTTGATGAGGTGTTCCAAACTTTGTGAGTAACACCTACAGGTATATAGAATGAACTGTGTTTGTGTATGTCAAAAACTCTTTCTGCTACTTGTGCCTTGCCGAAACCTTCAGTTACACACCAGGTCTCAGCACGATAGTTGTGATACTGCATAGAGATTGATTTGTGAGGGAGAATAGTGAGTCTCTTGATCTTGAAACCATCACCCTTATCTATCAGTGTCCAACTACCCCAACTTCGCTCTACGAAGTATGCTGTATCAATATCCATCATTTTCTTCCTTCTTATGAAAAGAAATCCGCTAGAGATGAGACATGTTCTGTCTTCCAGCCAATACAATCAAGAATGATCTTAAGTGGCTCAACAAAAGACTTGTTGTATTGAAGATCATAGTCGATGTACTTATGAATGTCAAGTTCTTTCGGCAGATCACCTGCAAAAGCGATCACATCACTCTGAATGATATTTGGCTCTTTAAGATGAATGTACTTGATCTTTTCACCTTCTTTGATTGACTCAAACTGCTTATCAAGCTTCTTCTTCTTCAAGAGATGGTTGTAGATCAAGGCACCACGAACATGCATAGGGCACTTCTTACCATAGATGTTCTGTGAGTCAGAATACTTTTGAAGGCCATTCACACCTCGTGGAAAAGCAATGCTTGGAATCTCTAGCTTCTTAAACTCTTTTCTGAAGTCATCAATAAAGTCAATGAGTGCGTTCTCATCCTTGTTGAACATAATATCGATGGCTTCCCACATCTTCTCACGACACGCAGAAGGTGTGGATGACTTGATCATCTCAAGACCCATGACTTTCAGTTTAGGCTTCGCATACTGAACACCTTCGTTGTTATGTACACGAAGAATGTATCTCTTCTTGGCTGTCCATACACCTTTATCAGACAAAGCTTCACGCTTCATCATCATTTTTTGCTGGAACGCATTAACATATCTAGCAAGCTCAGAATAAGATTTGTCAATAAATGGTTGAACTTTACTCTCGCAGACCTTATCCATGAATGCGATGATGTCACTCGTTGTAGCAGACGGATTCTCTGCAACAATAGTCTTGTCGACCAATCTATCAAGAGACAGATAAATCGAATCCGTATCCGATGCAATAACATAATCAACACCCTCTGTCTTTAGAATCTTGTTCATATAACCATTTAGTTCTTGCTCAATCCAACGAATAGACAACTGGCCAGCCGTTGTGATGGCAGAAGCTTGACGAATATCAAAGAAGCGAAAGTATTGATTGCCCAATGCACCGTAAGCTGAGTTTAGAGAGACTTTCTTAGCCAACTGTAGATTGTTGTATCGAGAGATACGCTTCTCAATATCGAACCTCTTGGTTGGATCTTTCTCTTGCTCAAGTTCTTTCTTGGCTTCGATAGCCTTCTTCTTATAGACCGTTCGGTCATTGTACATTGCTTCCATCAACTCAGGAAGAAAACCTTGTTTAGTTGTGCGAAAGAACTGTCCATTGGGAGTCAGAGTTGTATCTGTCAGACCTGATGTGTCTACATTTCTTGCCAGAAGACTATCAACAGAAACAGAAGAAGTAAGAATGTTGCGATGTACAGCAGCATAGTCGTAAGGCTCCACAAAAGTTTCAGGAGAGATATTGTATTGCATGATCAGGTGTGGATACAGACTGTTCAAGTCAAACGAAGCAATCCACTTATGCATACCAATAATAGGATCTTTCACATATGCACCAATGTAGGCCTCGTCTTTACGATGGCTTGTAATCGGCGGAAGCACAATGTTCTTTTTCTTTAGATGATGATAGATGATAGCATCCCACATTCTAACTTGTGCAAACACATCATCATAGTTACACTTGTTATCGTATGCCAAAGTCAATGCAAGTTCAATCAACTTCAACTTATCATCTAGCTTCTCAACGAGAGTAACGTCTTTGATGTTATAGTCGATGAACTTCTGATAGTTATCACGATACAGCGTATGAAGATTACCCTCATACTGGATCTTTCTTTCACCAAGTTCAACGAAAGCGATGTGGTCGAGCTTATAGGACTCCTGAGACTTACCTTCAGGAGCATAACGCTGATACATATCGATGTAATCAAGACATGCAATGCCTAGAATGACATACGTCTTGAACTGGCGGCCAGGACCAAAGTTCACTTCACGTTCATTCAATACACCCCAAGGCGAAAGCTTCTTGGCAAAATCTTCACCAAGAAGTTTCGTGATTCGGTTTACCAGATAGGTGATATCGAAGAGCTTTACGTTCCAGCCTGTGATGATATCTGGATAGTCCAAACACCAGTCATCAACAAACCTCTTGATAAGATCAATCTCATCTCGACACTTGTAATAGGTCACATCATCGCGGCGATTGTCATAATCACCACAACCATAGACTTTGTATCCTTTTGAGTTCTTGATTGTGATGGCGGTGAGAGGTTCATATGCAGTTTCAGGCTCAGGGAAACCATTCTCTGAGCCCACTTCGATATCGATGTTGCTGATGTTTAGACTTGAGATATCCCAATCAACTTCATTGGGAAAAATATCACCAATGAAGGCATACTCATACTTCTGATTGCCATAAATCTTGAAACCCTGTACGTCTTCATACTGCTTTACGAAGTCTCGACAGTCGCGAATAGTGCCAGGTTTGATCTCTGACACATACTCGCCACCGACTGTGCGAAACTCTGTAGGCTTGTTTGAAGCAACGAACAGGGTTGGATGATAATCGATACGATGCTTTACTTTTCTTCCGTTATCTACACCTCTATAAAGGATCTTAGAACCATACACTTGAACGTTTGTATAGAAGGTATTCATCACGCTCCTGGAATAATGAGTTTAGATGCAGGCGGTGCCATGATACCACCGAACATTCCGTTATACTGATTGACGAACTCTTGCACGGGTTTCATCATCACTATAACATGAGCCTTGTGCATTGTAAACTCTTTCTCATCCGAGAAGTCTGCCCAAGGTGCGAAGCCTACAGTAGGATTCTGTGGGCTGGTCTTTGTCGGCATGATAACAACACGTACAGGATTCTTTACCGTAACATGAGTATCGTTTTCATCGATGATCTCTGCCATCAGCTCTTCACCGCTGATCATCTTAAGGAGTTTGAGATTAGCGGCCATCAGTCTTCAAACTCCACAAGGTAATCGTAAACACCAAGCGTGACCCACTTCTCAGGAATGAGAGTGACGCGAGAACCACTTTCGGTCTGATAAGTGTACTTGTTATCGAAGTCCACAATCTTACCAATGCGTTCCCACTTACCATCAAAAGCGCGCTGCTTAAACTGAGTCTCTAGAACAGTCATACCATACTCCAACTTATTAGCCATACTTGTTTCCTTTCAGAGGTCAATACCAAAATACTGATTGTCTTTCAGAAGTTTAAAGTCCTGCTTGTTGTTCTCAATACAAGCATCACAGATTGTACCACAATGATATCTATCTGTCAATACTTCATACAGTTCACCATCGATTGTTCTTGAGCCAAAACAACCTACTAGATATTTCTTACCTTCTCTTTCAAAGATTTCAGAAGCACAGTCCATCGCTTGTGTACATGGCCGGCCTGGTTCATCCTCAAACAAAGGTATGAACATCTTTCTACAGTGTGTGCAAGTAATCATTTAGTCCCACAAGTTTTGATAGTATTTACCGAATAGTCTGAATCCATTTTGCATTCTATCATGAAAATTTCTTCTACCTTCAGCATCTACTTTGAAAGTGTTGTTTGGACCATTTATCATTTTACTGAGGCCGTTTTCTTGCTTTTCCCATGCGATATCGATGTTGCCAGAATAGAACTTTTCTTCCCAATCACCTCTAATGGCATCAAAGGCAAAAATCATTTCATCAAGAACATATTCCCAACGATCAAAGAATAGTTCGTCGGTGTCCCACTCATTTTCTTTTGGTGGTGCAGCAGTAGAACGAAGATGCTCGGGAACATCTTCATCATCTACCCAAGGAGCACCATTCTTATCTTTTTTCAACTGTACGAGCATTGGATGAATGATATGAGCAAGAGTCTCATCCATGTTCCATGTATCGTACTTATCGATCTTAACATCAATCAGACGAGTTCTTTTCTTATCGATCCATACGCAAAAATCATTGACCCATGTATCAGCAAGCCAGTCACCAAGCTTATCACAGGCCCTGTAATCCCAGCGTTCGTGCTGTTCATCTTTCAACGAGCCGTGAAACTTCAACCAGAAGAAAATCTTCTGTGAAATTTGATAGGGACCAATCCAATTTTTGTAAGGACCAATACGAACTTTCATTTCAAAGCCTCTCTAGCCAAGTGTCTGTAGTTTGAAGGATGAAGACCGTCTTTTGTTGAGAATGAAGAGAGTTGTACTATACCATCACCATATAATCTGGCAACATCTATAACAATACTAGATGCTCTTGCATTATATGGTGCAATCCATACAACCTTCTTGGCCTTTACGTTATTACGAATCTTGAGTAGATTATCTCTTAAAGATGCATTCATAGGATCATTTGATCCAGCAGAGATCACAACAACATCTGAAGAAACATTGTGTGACATTGATGCAATCTTAGCTGACGATACACCAACGATAGCATTCTTTCTACAAGAACTGAACTGTGAAATACCAACTGCTATAGAGTCACCTAATGCCACACAATCCATTTTCAACACCCTACGTTAGTGTCAATTTCTTCGCTCTCATTTATAACACGACGAGCCTCATCGGTCAATACCTTAAGTAATCCAATCTCTGCAAAAGTCTTCATAGCCCTACGACCCATTTCGAAATTCACGATAGCCGAGCCGTCTGGTTGTTCAATTAAATCTATGACTTGAATGATGTTATCATTTAGTGATTCAACATGTTCTTCATACGACTCTTCAAAGATATCTTTGGCACAGAAGTAGAACTCGCCACGAATACCCTTGATAAGATAATCACCAACAGCACCAGTCATCTGACCTTCAAGAGTGTATACCATCATACCAGTGATATCACCATTGGGCTTACGAACTACGTCAGACTTTGACCATGCAGCAAGTTCATCTGCATTCTCAATCATGATCTGACGAGCTTCAATCGGAATAGGCTTCTTAGTATAGAAAGGCATCACTTCTTCTCCAAGGCTTCTACACGTCGTGTCAACTCAACTAAGACTTCTTTGAATGTATATGATAGATACTTCTTTCCCTTTTCAAGATCATGCACTGGTGCGAGATTCAAGGTCTCGCAAAGATATTCATCTTCATCAGATATCCACTCACATTCTTCGTGTGTAAACTTTTTCTTTTTCGCAAACATCACTTCTTCTCCTTTTGCTCAGTCAACTTATTAGAAGCAAACATTGTTGTGTCTTTCAATGCCTGAATACCTAAGCTTGCTATAGTTTCTGTAATTGCCTGACTTAGTGCAATCTTAACTCTATCAAAGTCAGTCATCACTTAGTTTCCTCAGTCTTTTCGAGCTTCATAGGCACCAATACAATTTGTTGTGACTCTCCCTCACCACGAGAGAAGACCCCCATTGGTTGATAACTGAAGGGTTCTGTGGTCATGCCATTAAAATCCCAACTATCATCAACACCAATGTTCTTCACATCATCTTCATTCTCAGCAACAAACCATACTTTCATTGTACTACTCCAAAGTGTTTTCGCAAATCTTCATTGATATCATCTGCTATATTAGAATGATGTATCTTATCGTTTTCATCGATGTAAAAAGTGTTCCACTTAGAAACTCTATCTATACATTCCTTCACAATCAGTTTAGCAAACTCTTCAAGTTCGTCATTAAGCTCCATTCCTTCGATATAAGGAGAATAGATACTGGAACCGTCATATTGCTTGAATCCAGATTTAATCGCTAGTTCTCTGATACGCTCATTCATCATTTTTTTCACCACAGTTTGTCTAGACAGATTTACATGCCAATCAATATCTTCTTCGCTTATGCCAGGGCAAACAGTTTTCAAATCTTTAATAAACTGTGCTTCGGAGATATCTTTGTGTTTCTTCATCACTTTTCTTCCTTTATCCACATCAGACCCATGTTAGAAACTGGCTTATAGCCTTCTTTCTCAAGTTGTTCTTTTGATTTTGACTGTTCATAAAATTCTTTGAATGCTTCTGAAGGCATGGGCTGAACTGATACAAGCTCTCTAGCAATTTGATCGGGCATTACTGCCCTGATCTTCTTTATCATTTCTTCATCCATCACTTACCTTTCTTCAGTTCTTCAATCATATCGATCAGTTTATTCAATAGCAAAGCCATTCTACCAGTATCACCATCATCTAATAGGAATTGAAAAGAATAAAGTTTTAGATCATACAATTCCTGATCTGTAAGCGGACCATCTCTATTTTCATCAAAAAGAGTTGTTGCTTTTCTGATCGATCTACCTTCAATCATCGCTTATCTCCATACTTCGTTAGATCAGCCAATGAAACACTAGTCAAATTAACTGACCTCATAATAGTGTCGTATGTTTTTCCTTTAGCACTATCAAAATTATAAACAGTTTTTGGTTGACCTTGAAGAGATGTTACTATTTCATTATTAAAAAGATCAACATTCACAACACGTTTATCTTGTATAAAGGGTTGAAGATGTCTTACAGATTGTATCTTATAGCAGATGATCGCCCATTGTTGTTTGGTAATCATCACTTTTCTCCTACAGTATCAACTACAAAAGCAGAACCATCATCAAGAACAGTCGTCTTCGTACCCGTCACATAATCATGCATCGCCATCATAGCATTTGCAAACCAACCTACCATGTAACTTTCATCACGAAAAGCATCGCGATCCATGTTCTTGGTAGTTTCAACAAAGAACTTTGCCCATGCCATTGCATCAGGGTTTGTGTGAATGCTCATGTCGTAGTCGGTCACGGCGCACACCCTTCATCCCATTCATATGTGTCAGGACCATCTTCACCATCTTTATATGCGGCAATCAGTTCTTCATAACGATTGCCAGCAAGGGCACGAACAGCTTGATCAATTACCCAAACCTTGTGATGCCCGCCATCTGTTTGTCCGTAATCTAATAGAACACGCAACGCTGCTTCGGGATTGTCAACGCCGTGTTCAAAGATTTCTTCAATAATCTCATTCATCACTTAACTCCAAAGTGTTCTTTCAATTCTTCACCCAAGTCTTGTAACAATCTAGCGTGAATATCATAGATATCTTCCCACTTGGCTGAATGTCCTGGAATCAAATTGTAATTTGTAATTTTTTCAATGCATTCCTCAACAATCAACTGAGCGAACTTCTCATAATCGAAGTCATCATAATGAACCCAGTTCATCATTTCAAACTTTGCGCCAGCCTTCCACATAAGAGAATTGATAAGTTCCTTATTCATCACTTGACTCCAAAGTGTGATTTGATATTATACATCGCATCATAAATAGCACCACTTTGTTTTGGGTTCGACAAAAGCATAGTTGTATTATGCTTCTCATCTTTCATAATGTCAAGACATTCTTTGATGATCAGTTCAGCAAACTTTTGTAACCCAATCAAGGGATCAATCGCATTACCTTCTTTATCGATCACAATAAGTCGTGGATCATCTTCAAGCCGAGAGATACCAGATTGAATACGAAATTCGTTTAGCAGATCATTCATCACTTATCCCTCCGAGTCACATGCTCTTCACAAGCAGTATGTAGCCAGCCAGTGTTGGACTTCACCAGCTTTCCTGGTTTACCACACTCTTCACAGATACGGATGCTCATGGCTTCTACCATATCAATCATACCATATATGTTATCATCTGCACCTTCACAATAGAAGCGAAGACCACCAAATTTTTCTTTGACCTGTGTGATTTGCACATTATTGTCTAGATGATTAGGTCTTGAACCCTTCAGACCTCTAAATTCAATTAGTCTGCAAAGGATGTCGATAAGATTATACCAGCCATTGCCGCACTCGAAGTAAAACGACTCGTTCTTGAACAGAGATGGATACTTCTTAGGAAGTTCGTTCAGGTCGTTCATCACTTATCTCCATATAGAGCATCTGCGGCGATATTATGTGGGCAATGTTCACGAACATGATCATAATAACATTGATTTTGTTCACAATCACAAGATATTCTAATCAACGCTTCTTCTAGTTTATCAATGTGTTCAGTAGCACGATTCATCCATTCTTTTGCTTCTTGATGTGAAGTATCTTCATCCATAAAACCTTTCGGTAAAGGAGCAATGATAGGATGAAGTTGCCACCATTGTATCATCACTTCTTCTCCATATCAAATAAAGAAACATTTGTCAGTTCAACCGATCTAAGAATATCGCTATAAGACTTACCCATAGCACTATCAAAAGTAAA